CTCAAGCAGAGATTACTATTGATATAATGGACCAAGACTTTGTAAATCAAAACTTAGACATTACACAAGGTAACATTGAAATTAGAGTATATTAATGGATATTAGAAAAATTTCAGTAGGACCTGATTATAAGTCAGGTGCAATGCACTACTTAGTAGGTCAAGTTATTTTAAATGGAAGCTATGTTATACATTTAATTAAGTATGATATTGATAGAGACTCTATCTTGATATACATACAAAACGATGATGAAGTTTTACTTTGGAAAGAGTTTACTTCTACTATGCCAATATCAGTTGAGTATAATATAAACTTTTAATAAAATGTCAGAGCAGGAAAGAAAAGAACTTGAAAGTAAAGTGTCGGTTCTTAAAAAACAGAAAGAAGCAACATCAGATTGGATGGAGCAAATGTCTATTGCTGATGACATTCACAACATTGAAATGAAATTAAATGGAGTCAAGCCAACTGATTCACATATAGATTGTATTGGTTGTGGCTCATAAATTAAATTATGAAATCACCAACATCTTTTATTGTAAGACCTGTAAAAGGGAAGAGATACGATAACACTAAAACCTACGGAGATATTGATTTTATAATTAGCACATCTCAAGAGGATTCAAGATTTTCAAATCGTAAAGCGGAAGTTGTAGAACTACCGATAAATTATAATGGACCTATAAAAGCAGGAGACATCCTTCTTGTGCATCATAATGTTTTTAAATATTATAATGATATGCAAGGGAAAATTCAAAGTGGGAGAAGTTATTTTAAAGATGACTTATTCTTTATAGACGAAGAACAATATTTTGCTTATCATAATGGTAAGAAGTGGAATTCAGTAAACAGATATTGTTTTGTAAAACCTATTCCTGTTGAGGATAGCTACATATATAAACCATTAAGCGAGGAACCTTTGATAGGTATGATTAAGTACCCTAATAAGTACTTAATACAACAAGGAGTTAACGAGGGTTGTAAAGTTACATTTAAACCTGAAAGCGAATATGAGTTTCAAATTGATGGGGAAAAGCTTTATAGAATGTTTGACCATCAAATAACAATGATGTTATGAGTTATATTTATTGGGAAGATGAATGGAACGAACACGATGGTTCTCCAATACCTATTAGAAAGTCTAAAAGAATTAAAAATGAAATCAAAAGAAATAAAATTAAAAATAATAGAAGCAGGTCACAGAGCGGTAGAACAACTGATAAAAGTAGCGAAGGAAGCGATTATTAAACACGACCCCGAAGATGATTTATCTGCTGACAGATTAAAGAATGCAGCAGCTACAAAGAAGTTAGCCATATTTGATGCGTTTGAAATTCTAAATAGAATTGAATCTGAAAAAGAAGCTATTGAATCATTAGAGAGAGGAGTTAATAAAACTGATACAAAACAAGGATTTGCAGAAAGAAGGTCTAAATAAACTATTTAATGTACTTGATGGTATTGTACCTAAAAATGTTTTAACGTCTAAGAACAAGGCTAAAACGTGGGAATACGGGTATAATCAAAAGTATGATTTTATTGTTATATCTAAGACCGGTCAAATAGGTGATATAATTACAATACAAGGATTAAGAATTGCACTTCCAAAAACACCCAAAACTGTATATCAAAGAAGTAAGAAAAAATCAGAACAATATTGGGAAAGAAATATTATCCCCAACGCTTTAAATAAAATAAATTCTATATTTCAATGGAATGAAATGGCATCAGAGTTTAAAGACCGGTGGGTTGATTATATAGAACAGGAGTTTGAAAAAAGAGAGGAAGGCTTTTGGTTTATGTCAAATGGAATTCCTACATATATAACAGGTGCTCACTATATGTATCTTCAGTGGACTAGCATTGATGTAGGTTATCCTGATTTTAGAGAAGCAAATAGATTACTTTATATTTTTTGGGAAGCCTGTAAAGCGGACAAAAGAAGTTTTGGAATGATTTACCTAAAGATAAGACGTTCAGGTTTTTCTTTTATGTCATCATCTGAATGTGTTAATACAGGTACACTTGCTAAAGATTCAAGGGTAGGTATTTTATCTAAGACAGGTTCCGATGCTAAAAAAATGTTTACAGATAAAGTGGTTCCTATTAATAGTAGATTACCCTTCTTCTTTAAACCTATTATGGATGGTATGGATAAACCTAAAACAGAATTAGCGTTTAGGATTCCCGCATCTAAGATTACAAAAAAAAATATGTTTGATACAACCGATGATGAGTTGTATGGATTAGATACCACTATAGATTGGAAAAATACTGATGACAATAGTTATGATGGTGAAAAGCTTTTGTTATTAGTTCACGATGAAAGTGGTAAATGGATAAAACCAAATAACATTCTAAACAATTGGAGGGTAACTAAAACTTGTTTAAGATTAGGTAGTAAAGTTATAGGTAAGTGTATGATGGGTTCAACATCTAATGCTTTAGATAAAGGGGGAGACAACTTTAAAAACCTATATACAAATTCAAATGTATTATTACGAAACGCAAATGGTCAAACTAAAAGCGGAATGTATTCACTTTTCATCCCTATGGAATGGAATATGGAAGGGTTTATTGATAGATATGGAATGCCTGTTTTTAGAAATCCTGAACAAGGGGTCGAAGGAATAGATGGTGAAGCAATATATCAAGGTGCGATAGATTATTGGGAGAATGAAGTTGAGTCTTTAAAGAAAGACCCTGATGCATTAAATGAATTTTACAGACAATTTCCTAGAAGTGAATCACACGCATTTAGAGATGAAAGTAAACAATCAATATTTAATCTTACTAAAATATATCAGCAGATAGATTATAATGATTCTTTAATAATAGACCATCACTTGACTAGAGGTGATTTAGTTTGGAAGAATGGAATAAAAGATTCTAAAGTTGAATTCACACCAAATCAAAGAGGAAGGTTTTATGTTTCTTGGACCCCATCTAAACAATTACAAAATAGAATAGAAATAGTTAATGGTAAAAAAACTCCGGGAAATAAACACATAGGTGCATTTGGTTGTGATAGTTATGACATATCAGGTACTGTTGGCGGCGGTGGTTCCAATGGAGCACTTCACGGATTAACTATGTTTAATATGGACGATGCACCTAGTAATGAATTTTTCTTAGAATATATTGCTAGACCACAAACTGCTGAGATATTTTTTGAAGATGTTTTAAAGGCTTGTGTGTTTTATGGAATGCCTATTTTAATTGAAAATAATAAACCAAGATTATTATATCATTTTAAAAACAGAGGGTATAGAAGTTACTGTATGAATAGACCTGATAAACATTACAATAAATTATCAAAAACAGAAAAAGAATTAGGTGGAATTCCTAACTCAAGTGAAGCAGTGAAACAAGCACACGCTTCTGCTATAGAATCCTATATAGATGCAAACATAGGAATGAAAGAAAATAACGAAATGGGTGACTGCGTTTTTACAAGAACTTTAGAAGATTGGGCAAAATTTGATATTAGCAATAGAACTAAGTTTGATGCTAGTATATCTTCGGGTTTGGCGATAATGGCTTGTCAGAAACACCTATATATACCGCAGCAAAAAGTTTCAAAAATAAAGATTAACTTTGCAAGGTATAGTAATAAAGGTACAATAAGTGAAATTATTAGATGAAGAAAGTAGACATTAACATATCATCTACAGGATTTCCTAGTCAATTTGTTTCAGATTCAGAAAAAGCTACTGATGAATTCGGATTACAAATAGGACAAGCTATTCAGTATGAATGGTTTAAAAGAGACGGAAATAGTTGTAGATATTATAATCAATGGAGAGACTTCCATAGACTAAGATTATACGCAAGAGGAGAACAGTCAGTAGCTAAATACAAAAACGAATTAGCAATAGATGGTGATTTGTCTTATCTAAATTTAGATTGGACACCTGTGCCGGTATTGCCTAAGTTTGTAGATATCGTTGTGAATGGAATGCAGGGCAGAGAATTTGTACCTAAAGCTTTTGCTCAAGATGCATTATCACAATCTAAAAGAAGCAAGTACCAACAAATGGTTGAGGGACAAATGGTCGCTAAACCTATGCTTGAAACTATACAAAAGAAAACAGGTGTAAACCCTTTCACTGTAGAGCCTGAAGAACTACCAAATTCTGATGAAGAATTAAAGCTATATATGCAGTTAAACTACAAACCTGCAATTGAAATAGCTGAAGAAGAAGCTATTAGTACTTTGTTTGAGGCTAATAAGTATGATGATATTAGAAAAAGGTTAGACTATGATATGACAGTTCTAGGACTAGCAGTAGCAAAGCACGAGTTCCTACCCGGAGCAGGTGTAAAGTTAAGCTATGTAGACCCTGCCAATATTGTTTATAGTTATACAGAAGACCCATATTTTAAAGATTGTTTTTATTGGGGTGAGATTAAAACTCTTCCAATTATAGAACTTAAAAAGATTGACCCAACTTTAACAAACGAAGACTTAGATGAAATATCTCAGTACTCACAAAGTTGGTATGACTACTATAACAACGCTCAAGCTTACCAAAACGATATATTCTATAAAGACACTGCCACAGTTATGTACTTTAATTATAAGACAACTAAGAAAGTTGTTTATAAAAGAAAAGTAAAAGACAATGGTAATGTAAGTATGATAGAGAAGGATGATAATTTTAATCCTCCTTCTGAAATGATGGATGAAGGTAACTTCACAAAAGAGTCAAAGACTATTGATGTATGGTATGAAGGAGTAATGGTTATGGGTACGAACATTCTTTTACAATGGAGAATGATGGAGAATATGGTTAGACCACAGTCTGCTACCCAACACGCTATCCCAAATTATGTAGCTAACGCACCAAGAATGTATAAAGGAAATATTGAATCTTTAGTTAGAAGAATGATTCCTTTTGCAGATTTAATTCAAGTAACTCATTTAAAATTACAACAAGTAATATCTAGAGTTGTGCCTGATGGTGTGTTTATTGATGCTGATGGATTAGGTGAGGTAGACTTAGGAACAGGTAATGCCTATAATCCCGAGGATGCTTTAAGATTATACTTTCAAACAGGTAGTGTTATCGGTAGAAGTTATACTCAAGATGGTGATTACAACCAAGCAAAAGTACCTATTAAAGAATTACAATCTAGTTCAGGTGCTTCTAAAACTCAAATGCTTATAACTAATTATAATCATTACTTAAACCAAATTAGAACTGTTACAGGTCTTAATGAGGCGAGAGATGCTAGTATGCCTGATTCAAACTCTTTAGTAGGATTACAGAAAATGGCAGCATTAAATTCTAATGTAGCAACTAGACATATACTACAAGGAAGTCTATATATCTACAAAAGTTTAGCTGAAGCTATTACATATAGAGTTGCTGATATTTTGGAATACGCTGACTTTAAAGAGGAGTTTATAAATCAAATAGGTAAATACAATGTTTCTATACTTGGAGATATATCTGATTTATATATTTATGACTTTGGAATATTTATAGAGTTATCTCCTGATGAAGAACAAAAGGCACAATTAGAACAGAATATTCAAATGGCTTTATCAAAAGGTGATATTAACCTTGAGGATGCAATTGATATTCGTGAGATAAAAAATATGAAACTTGCTAATCAGCTTTTAAAAATGAAGCGAATATCTAAGCAAGAGAGAGAGGAAAAAATGGCTATGCAACAACAGGCTATGAAATCTCAACAAATGATTAAGCAACAGGAAATGACTGTACAGGCTAATCAGCAGAAACTACAAATGGAAACTCAAGCTAAACTTCAGTTTAGACAGGGTGATATTGCTTTTGAAATAGAAAAAATGAAGCAAGAGGCTATGTTGAAATCACAGTTAATGCAAGAAGAGTTTCAATTAAATATGCAGTTAAGAATGGTGGATGCTCAATCTTTACAAGGAAGAGAAGAGCAAAGAGAAAAAGCAAAGTCTGAACGTATATCTCAAGCAAACTCGGAACAGTCTAAGCTTATTAACCAAAGAAAAAATAATTTACCTCCAATGAACTTCGAATCAAACGAGGATAGTTTAGATGGTTTTGATTTAGCAGAATTTAACCCTAGATAAATCGTCTAAAACTGTATTATTTTTTGTGTAACTTTGTATAAAATTAAATGTAATTAAATATGGAAATAAAAGTAAAAGAAGTTGGAGCGGCTGAAGAGAAGTCTGTTCAACAAGTTGAGCAGGAATTGTTAGAGAAACATCAAGAAAGTTTAGATTCGGGTGTTACTTCTGAAGAAACTAAAGTTGAAGCAACAACTGAAACCAAACCGGAACCTGTATCTGAAGAGAAACAAGTTCAACAAGAAGAAATTAAACCTCAATCCTCAGAGTTAAACGAGGAAGAAGTTCTTAAATTTATTGGGAACAGATACGGTAAAGAGATTAAATCTCTTGACGAGTTAAATCAACAGAGGGAGGAAGAACCTCTACCTGAAGATGTGGCTAAGTATCTTAAGTATAAAAAAGAAACAGGTCGTGGATTCGATGACTTTGCTAAAATGCAAAAGAATTATGATGAAATGGAACCTGATAGATTGCTAAGAGAATATCTAAGTGCAACTGAAAAAGGTCTAGATGCTGAAGACATTACGGACCTTATGGAAGATTATCAATACGATGAAGACATTGATGATGAAAAGCAAATTAGAAAAATAAAATTAGCAAAGAAAAAGACTATTGCGAAAGCCAAAGATTATTTTGCAAAACAACAGGAGTTATATAAAGTTCCTCTCGAGTCGAGAAGGGATTCAAGTCCTGAAGTTGAAACAGAAGAATACAAGGCATATAAACAATATATAGCTGAAGCGAAGACAGTAGAGGAACGGAACTCAAGAGCGAGGGAAGTTTATCTAGAAAAAACAAACAATGTATTCAGTGAGTTCAAAGGTTTTGAGTTTACGTTAGACGATAACAAAGTTTACTTTTCACCCGGTGATTCAGATGAGTTATTAAAAGTTCATTCTAATCCTAGTACGTTTATTCAACAGTATCAGGAAGAAGATGGTTCTCTTAAAAACGCTGAAGGTTACCATAGGTCACTAGCAATGGCAATGCATCCTGAAAAGTTTGCTAAATTCTTTTATGAGCAAGGCAAGTCTGCAGCAGCAGATGAGCAAATGAAGAAGTTAAAAAATATAAATATGACTACTCGTTCTGCTCCGGAAGTAGGAAGCACTAAATCAGGTATGCAAATTAAATCTGTAAGCACCGACCACGGTAGGGGTTTAAAGATTAGAAGTAAAAAAAAGTAAATTGTTAAACTAAAAAATTAAAAAATGAGTGTATTAAACGTACCCGGTTTTGACTTACAACCAAGTGCACAAAGAGTGCCTTTAAAGTCAAACTACATTACTAATTTTGATTTCTTGAATCAGTATCTTCCTGATACATATGAGAAAGAATTCGAAAGATATGGTAATAGAACAATCGCATCTTTCCTAAGAATGGTAGGTGCAGAAATGCCATCTAACTCTGACCTTATCAAATGGGCAGAACAAGGTAGATTGCATACTAAATATGTAAAGTGTACAACTGCTGCATTAATCAACGCAGACGAAGCTGACTTCGTTATCGGTGATGCAGGTAACCCTGCTTTTGGTGCAAGTAATAGTATCGCAATTAGAAAAGGACAGACTGTATATATCTCTGATAATGCAGGTGGTGGTTCAGCTAAAGCGGTAGTAACTAAAGTTGACTACGCTACTAAAACAGTAAGCGTTGCATTTTATGACAACAATGGTATTCCTGTAGCAGGAGCCGGTAAAGAGTTCACAATCTTTATCTATGGTTCTGAATTCAAAAAAGGAACAGTTGGAATGGAAGATTCTTTAGAAGCTGATGACTTCATCTTCGAGAACTCTCCAATTATCATCAAAGACAAATATGCAGTATCAGGTTCTGATATGGCTCAAATTGGATGGGTTGAAGTAACTACAGAAAATGGAGCAAATGGATACCTATGGTATATGAAGTCTGAGCACGAAACAAGATTACGTTTTGACGATTATCTTGAGACTGCAATGATTGAAGCAGTACCTGCGGGTGCAACTTCAGGTGCAGCTACTCAAGCAGTAGCAGGTGCTGAGATGGTAGGTAACAAAGGTTCAGATGGTATCTTCTATGCAGTAGAAAATAGAGGAAACATTTGGGGTGGTGGAAACCCGGCACTTTTAGCTGATTGGGATAACATCATTTCTAGACTTGACAAGCAAGGTGCTATTGAGGAAAATGTTGTATTTGTAGATAGAGATTTCTCTTTCGACATTGACGATATGCTTTCTCAGCAGTCTTCTAATGCAGCAGGTGGTGTATCTTATGGTCTTTTTGACAATGAGAAAGAAATGGCACTTAACCTAGGATTCACAGGATTTAGAAGAGGTTATGACTTCTATAAGTCTGATTGGAAATATTTGAATGACCCAACAATGAGAGGTGGATTACCTACAGGTGCAGGGTCAGGTAGAGTTAATGGACTTTTAGTTCCTGCAGGTTCTACTTCAGTATATGACCAAATTCTTGGTAAGAACGCTAAGAGACCATTCTTGCACGTTAGATATAGAGCTTCTGAAACTGAAGACAGACGTTACAAGACTTGGATTACAGGTTCTGCAGGTGGAGCAGAAACTTCTAGCCTAGATGCTATGGAGGTTCACTTCTTATCTGAAAGAGCAGTATGTACTTTAGGTGCAAACAACTTCTTCTTATTCCAAGAGTAAGAATGAAAATATGTAATTTTTACCCCCGTTGTTGTGACGGGGGTAATTATTACTTTTATAAACTTTAATTTAATTTTACTATAATGAAAAAAAAGACAACAACAAAAGTTGTATTTGCAGATAAGCAATATAAACTTACAAGAGATGTAGCACCTCTTTCTTTTATGCTACCAACAAGACATTCAAGAAGATTCCCACTATTACATTTTGATGAGAACGAAGGAATTAACAGAGAACTTCGTTACGCAAGAAATCAAAAATCACCATTTGTAGATGAGCAAGATGGTAATGCAATATTAGAGCCTGTAATATTTGAAGATGGATTTTTGTTTGTTAAAAAAGAAAACCAAGTACTCCAACAATTTTTACATTATCACCCATTAAACGGAACAAAGTTTGTTGAGGTTGACAAAGCTAAAGATGCAGCAGATATTGTAGACCAACTTATGGTTGAGGCTGATGCTTTAACAGAAGCAAAAAAATTATCTCTTGAACAACTAGAGAATGTGTGTAGGGTTTTATTTAATACTAATGTAGATAAACTAACTTCTTCTGAAATGAAAAGAGATGTTTTGGTTTTTGCTAAAAACAATCCTCAAGACTTTTTAGATATTTGTAGTGACCCTGAATTAAAAATAATGGGTACAGTACAATCGTTCTTTGATAAAGGACATTTGGCTTATAGAAAAAGCAAAAAGGAAGTGTGGTTTAATACACCTACAAACAAAACCAAAATGCTAAACGTACCATTTGGTGCTGATGGATTGGATTTAGTTGTATCATACCTTCAATCTGACGAAGGCATTGATGTTTTAAAGCACTTAGAATCTCTATAAATAAATGTTGTATATTTGCAGGATAGTGCTTACACCAAGTAGGTGTAGGTTTTTTTACTAATCTTAAATAATATATTATGTTAAAGTATTTAGAATTCGAAACCAAGCAAGGTAAACAACAGGTAGCTGCTGACAGTGTCCTTTTTATTGAAGTACTCAGTGCGGAGGTTGCTCACATTTACTTAAAGAATGCTAACAATAGTTACTTAGTAGTAAAGGGTGAAAACCTAGAAGACGGTTTTCTTAAAGTAGTTCAAGACGCTCTCTTTATAGCTGCTACTACTAATTGGATGAAACCAATTGCTGAGGTAGTTTTTGATGGACCTTACTTAGGTATTGGAGTTGAAACTATTAAACTAGAATGCGTACCGTGCAAAGAAGTTCAGGTTTAAGCTTAATTTAAACTAACCCACGGGATTAACTTAGGGACCTCTTCATTTTTGAAGGGGTCTTTTTTTTTTAGTTATCTTTGTACAAAAGAATTAGAGATGATAAATTCAGTAAGGCAAACAGTAATGTCCATCCTGAATAAAAATAATTACGGATACATATCTCCGTCAGATTTTAACTTATATGCTAGACAGGCACAGTTAGATATATTTGAAACATATTTTTATTCATACAACTACCAATTGCAAAAAGAAAATGCAAGACAGTCGGGAACGGGATATGCGGATATTACAAAAGGTTTAGAAGAAGTTATTGATACTTTTTCTGTTACACTTCCATTATTAAATTCAGGTGGTAATAACTATTTTTTACCCTCATTAATTACTACAAGTAATGATTATTATTTAATAAATAAAAATCTTGTATACAATAATGAGTTAGCTGAAGGAACAACAACCGCTACAAACGGTGGTGGTGTGTTGGTTCAAGACACAACTGCTGATTTTATTTCTGCAGGGGTTCAAGTTGGAGATATAGTTTCTACCGTAACAAACGGTATTACATATAATACCACAATAGTTAATGTAGTTAGTTCTACAGATTTAATTGTATCAACTACACCTAACGCAATTGTTTGGAATGCAATAGGAAAAACATATAACATATATTCTGTTAACGATGTTAAGGAGGCAGAGAAAGTTACGCATAGTAAAATAACAATGCTTAATAACTCTTTGCTAACTAGACCTAACCTTACATACCCTGTGTACATACAAAACGGTTTGACGGTACAAATACACCCAAACACTGTTGACGGTGTGGGACAGTTGGTTTCTCAATATATTAGATTTCCGTATCCACCAAATTGGACATACGTTAGTTTAACTAATGGAGAACCTGCGTTTGATGAAACTGCAGTTGATTATCAAGACTTTGAACTACCGAATGATGATGAAGTAAACTTAGTTATGAAAATACTTCAATATGCAGGAATGAGTATTAGAGAGATAGCAGCCGTACAGTTTGCGGGAAGCGAAGAAGCACAAAGTGAACAACAAGAAAAATAATTATGGCATATATATCACAATATCAGTACTACGAAAACGGAGGGATTTCTCCTGAAGACTCTAATTGGGGTTCATATCAATATGTTTCTTTAGAAGATATAGTTAATAATTTTATGTTAATGTATACAGGGAATCATAGCCTTGTAAATAACGAAGAAAGATATAAGGTATTATTTCACGCAAAGAGAGCAATACAAGAATTAAACTACGATGCCTTTAAAGAAATTAAAATACTAGAACTTAGTGTTTGTGACACATTGAGATATGTGTTACCATCTGACTATGTAAATTGGGTTAGAATATCTATGTATAAAGATGGTATACTTTATCCATTAAGTGAAAACATTCAAACTAATTGGGCAAACGCATACTTACAAGATAGTGATTGCCGTATACTATTTGACATAGACGGTAACGCACTAAGTCCTCAAGACTCTACTATAGATTATCAGAGAATAAAAGGTGGTAAAAGGTCTATCTATTTAAATCAAAACTCTCCATATAATGGAAAGGAAGGTTATTGTTGTGACGGGCAATGGTTTTTTGAATATGGTATTGGTGCTCACTACGGGTTAAATACAGAGACTGCCAACGCTAATCCTACTTTTAAGATTAATCCTAAAGGTGGTGTTATTAATTTTAGTTCAGGTATGGCAAATGAACTTTGTGTTTTAGAGTATGTGTCAGACGGTATGGAAAACGGTAATGATAGTTTAGTTACTGTAAACAAACTGTTTGAAGATTTCATCTATGCAGCAATTGAATTTGCAATACTAGGCTCCAAGGTGGGGGTACAAGAATACATTGTAGCTAGACTGAGAAAGCGTAAATCAGCATTGCTTAGAAACGCAAAAATCAGAATAAGTAATATACATCCCGGAAGACTATTACAAAATCTAAGGGGTAGAGATAAGTGGATAAAGTAATATGGCGAATACGACAAGAAATTTTACTCAAGGAAAAATGAATAAGATGGTGGATGAACGTCTTGTCCCTGACGGGCAGTACGTTGATGCACTAAACATTCGTATGGGTTCTACTGAAGGCTCTGAGATAGGTGTTATAGAAAATTCCAAGGGTAATAACCAACTAACTAGCTTAAGATATTTAAACGCTAATTTAAGCGGTGCAGCTAAATGTATAGGTGCATTTGAAGATGGTGCATTTGAAACAATGTATTGGTTTGTTCACGACCCCAACTTTGAAGGACCGGGAACATTAACAAGTATAGTTGATTTAATTGTTTCCTTTAATACAGAAACACAACTCTTAAGATATCACGTTATTAGTATTGGTGACCCACTAGATGTCACACAGACTAAAACCACATTAAACTTTAACTCAGATTACTTAATCACAGGAGTAAATAAGATTGAGAACTTATTGTATTGGACCGATAATTATAACGCACCAAGACAGATAAATGTAAATAAAAACTATGCTAATCCTGTTGGGCAAATTGATGGGTTTAGTGCAGAAGAATTGTTGGTTATTAAAAAACCACCTGTTACATCTCCATTAGTTACACCTGTTGCTACGTCAAGCCAAGATAATTTTTTGGAAGATAGGTTTATAAGCTTTGCATATAGATATAAGTATGCTGACGGAGAGTATTCCGCTACGTCACAATTTTCAGAGCCAAGTTTTTTACCTAATGCATTTAGATACGATATTAGTACTGCATTAAATTCGGGTATGTTAAATACCACTAACGCTGCTACTATAAGATATAATTCAGGTGGTCCGTTAGTAAAAGAAGTTGATATTCTTTTTAAGGATATGAATAGTTCTGTAATTAAAGTTATTGAATCACTAAACAAAGAACAGGTAGGGTTAGCAGATGATACGGAATACAACTTTAATTTTAATAACAGTAAAATATTTACAATTCTGCCTACTTCAGAAATTTTAAGGTTATATGATAACGTACCGCATTTAGCACAGGCTCAAACAATGATGGGTAACAGGCTAATGTATGGGAATTATTATGAGCAATATGATTTACAAAGAGATTCTGTACCAACTAAGTTTGAATATACTGTAAGTACATCTCAGGAATCAATAGGTAGAACTGACTTAGAAGGTTTAACCGTTCAAGGAAACTATAGTGTTAATGGTGCTCAAGCAATACAGAATAGTGTTGTTGAAGTAGATTTAGATGGATTAGACTTAATACAAGGTGCTACATTAAATATATTAATAAGGTTTGAACACAGTAGTTGGACAGGACAAGCACCATTCCCTGCTGATGAAACTCAAGAACAAAGTATAGAGTTTACTTATATATTACCTCAAAATTTTTCTTCAGTTTATGACTTAGCTAGTTCTGTAGACTTTGCAGAAAAGGTAGGTGTTATAACTAATATACAAACAGTAGATAATGCTTGTAGTGGATTAACATTAACAGATTTATTTAATTGTACAATTTCAAATGAGTTGTCAGGATTATTTAAATATGAAAGTGGAATAAGTACCACAGGTCAACCTATAGAAATTATTACAACTCCGGGGTCAACTAGCATAAAATTACAGTTGTTAGCTATGTCTTTTGTGGATGACCCTACAGGAGCAGCAATTACACAAACTGTATGGGAATACTATAAAATAAACTTAGTAGATGCAGTCTATCAAGAGTTAGGAGACCCATCAAGTTTACATAGTAATAGAGGGTATGAGATTGGTATAGTTTATATGGATGAGTTCAATAGAGCGACATCTGCACAAGTTAGTTTAAATAACAACGTGCACGTTCCCTGTTCTGCATCTGAATTTAAAAATACAATTAATGTAAATATACCAACATCACAACTAGCACCATCTTGGGCAACTAGGTATAAGTTTGTAATAAAACCTGATAAGGAAATTTATAATACAATATATTCACAATTCTTTTTTAGAGACCCTGCTAGTGGAGCGGATTACTTTTTATTAGAAGGTCAGAACTCACAAAAAATAGAACTTGGCGATGAGTTAATTGTAAAGAAAGATACACAAGGTCCAAGAGATAATTGTACATATACAACGGTTCTTGAAAAAGATGCTAAAACAAAAGACTTTTTGGACCCTAAACCCGTTGATATAAATGGTGAGGATATTCCTGTTCCGGCAGGGACATATATGAAATTAAGAGCAAACAACTTTTCTACCGAAGTAGGGGACTTGCCGGTTGTTGCTTATGGTGAAAAAAATAATAACGGAAGTGGTTGTAGGTCTGTTAACTACCCTGTAGACACAGAGGACCCAAGTAACCCCGGTCAATATATAGACTATAGTTTACCGGCAGGTACTAAAGTTAGTATGAAGCTGAGAGGATATAGAAGGGGTAATGAAGATAAGTTATTTGGGAATGTCCCTAAAAAAATATGGCAAGTAGACACCATCTTTACTGCTTCTCAGGAGTATAGTAACTTTAAATCTTGGTTTGAAGGAGACAATATTGCCGGTGCATTAAGTGGACTTGCAACCGATGAGGGGACGGGTGTCGATGGACCTAATTATAGTAACAACTATCAATCTGCAAGTAATAGACCTTGTAGTGTTGGTAATGTTTACACTAACTTTTATCAATCCGGAGGAAGAACATATTTTGTTTTTAAAGCAATGAAAGGGTATGGTGGAAGCAACAAAAATTCTAGAGCAAGAGTTGATATTGAAGTTATTCGTGCAAGTGGATTAACTGTTTTTGAAACACTACCCCAAGATGCATCACCGGATTTATGGTATGAGTCTTCAAAATCTTACCCTATTAATACCTCAACAGGAGAACACTTAGGTAATGTGCAGGACCAAGATATTGCAACCAATACACCTGCCTTAATTAAAACTGCATTTTTTAATTGTTATTCTTTTGGTAATGGAGTGGAAAGTTGGAAAATTCAAGACTCAATTATTGGTAAAGAATTAGTCTTAGGCAACAGAGCATTTACAACAACGGCTCAAGATTATAAAGAAGAACACAGGTTCGCAGACATTACATATAGTGGTGTCTATAATGCTGAATCAAACATAAATAAGCTTAACGAATTTAATGCAGGTCTTTTAAACTTTAAAGCTTTAGAGCAATCGTTTGGACCTGTTCAAAAATTATTTGCAAGAGAAACAGACATACTTACATTACAGGAGGATAAAATTTCTTATGTGTTGTCAGGTAAAAATTTACTATCTGATGCAGGTGGAGGTAATGCACTGACATCTGTACCTGAAGTATTGGGAACTCAGATAGCTAGAATAGAAGATTTTGGTATAAGTCATAACCCTGAAAGCTTTGCTATTTGGGGACCTGATAAATATTTTACTGACGGAAAGCGTGGGGTGGTTATACAACTCACAGGTTCTTCTGCACAAAACGAAAGGTTAAAAGTTATATCAGCAGATGGTATGAGACCTTGGTTTAGAGATTTGTTTAATGATAGTTTGTTTACCCAAAAGCTTGGTGGCTATGATACTTATATGAATGAGTATGTATTAGCTGCAAACTGCACACCTATTCCTCAGGAGATTGAGTGTACTGAGTGTGGTATTACACAACAGATTATTCTACAAAATCAAAAAGAGGTCTTTGAGTATTGTGTTGATGTTGGTGAAACCATAGGGCAAGTAGATATTGATTACAGTGTAAACAATTTAACCGGCACTTTTAAAATAGATGCTGAGTACGGTCTACAGAATGTAACTACAGGAAATGTAACTACAGGTGGCACCTTAAGTTTTAATAAGAATTTAATATTAAATCAAGAGGCGAATATAACACTACAGACAACAGGCTACGCTATTATTACATTGACGGTAAAGTGTCCTCAAGCAGATATAATTACAATTAGATTAGTACATTTAAATAGTTCAGCAGACACAGGTTTAAGTATTCACGATGAATATCGTTGGGTTGATGGTGTATTTATTTCTCCGCTTCAATCTGAAGAGGTTACAATGGTAAACGGTACATATCCAATTGTATCTTTATTTCAAGATATAACAGGTCCTCAAGGCGGTGGTGTTATACCAACAGATGGTTCTATTGTTTCTATGTTTTCTAATAGTATTGGCTCAGATGATTATGTGTTTAATCCTAATCAGGATGATTTTAAATACCTAAGAACTGACACTGTGTATAATAATAATTCAGCAGATATAATTGCTTTGTTATCCGCTTCAAGTCAAGCTACACCAATAAACCCACCGGCTAACGGTAATACTGCATATTATGCAGACTTTACAATGCCTAATACGGGACAATATTTATACTTAATTTGGGACTTCAGAACAAGCACCGCATTAGACTTGTGTTATGGTACAAGTCCAACAGAAGCTTGTTGTAGTTGTGAGGGTTCAGGACCGGGGTCTACAGTTTGGGGATTATCAGATTGTGTCACAGGTGACCTTGTAATTATAGAAGACCCTAACAATCTTTATAGTGTAAATGATGTGGTTCAATACCAAACTACTACGGGTGGAACAATTAAGTGTGGTGAAATATTAGCACCTTCAGTATTAACCCCTACCGGAACTTTATATGGTACAGGTGTATCTTATGTTTGTGGTGACACATTACATTGTAATATACCTGACCCAAGTGGTGCGGGTTGTACATCTTATACATTATCAACCTCTTCACCCCAAGCACAAAGTTTTTCATACACTGCGTGTGATGGAACTGCAGCAGGTGGAGCAATAGGAGGTGTAGGTGGATATGACCAAGAAACAATATGTGCTCAAACAGGCACCGTAGACCCGGGATTAAATTCAATAGGAACTAATGGGTCTTGTTAAAATATAAAATTAAATTATGGCTACATACTATTTAGACGGAACAACACTAACAAATTCAACATCTATATTTCAGGATGCGGGTTTGACTATTTGTGCAGCAGATGGTTTTTATTCAGATGGTGTTATTAGTAGAGAATTGTCAGGGTGTGTTTTACTACCCGGTCAAACTTGTGGTACTTGTGCTCAACCTTGTGATGGTACTATATCTGCAAATCAGAATCAGGGTGCCTTTATTTTAGATATCGACCTAGGAGGAACAAGTACTGATACAGGAGCGGCAATAATTACATTTAATCCTGCTAGTATACCTGATGGTATTATAGTAACTTATGATAGTTCAAGCTACAATAAATTGGTTTCACCTACCGAAGGTGTTTTACAAGCAAATAATGCGGGGGTTCCTGATGTAACTGTTCCAACATTTATTGGAAATACAGGTAATCAAGGTAACTGTAATGGAGGTAGTCCGGGTAGTATATTGGGTACTTACTCTTTAAATGAATCAGAATATCTAAATGGTCAATTTACTCCTACAGGAAATACACAAACAATTACTATTACTCCTACAGGTGCACAACTAACAGGTAATTCTCCCGGTAACTGTAAGATGGTTATACCAAAACCACAAGCATCCCCAAGTATTATGCAAATACAAGTATATGGTCCTTGTGGCTCAACTGCTTGGTCGTTGTCTGTTGATTGTCCAACTAAGCTAGATTCTTTTCAGGGAAGCGTAACACTTGGTGATGTACAATGTAATATAAATCCTTCCCAAACTTATTACCACGTTCCGGTAAACGGAACTGCAGCAAACCCCGCATTGTACGATATGATATTTATTGATATTGATGGTGTTACACCTGCTTCAGATGGGTTTATAAATTTAGTTGGCGAACCACATCCTTGGATTCAAATTCAAGATGGTGTTGTAATAAACACAGGAACTTGTGTTCCTAATGGATATAGACTACAAGAATGTTGTGACGGAGATTTATATATGGCATCAAATTCTACTTACGGAGGATTTGGTTTAGGTGATGTAGTTCAGTTTAAAGAAGGTGCTCAAGGTACAGGAGCAGAGAAATGTGCGACAGTAGTGGCTTTAATAAATAGTGCTACCTTTGATTCAGTAATTCAATCCGGTGTTGCTTACGCTTGTGATGACACTGTTCACTGTCCGGTTTGTCCTTAAAAAAATAAAATATGGCTTTACAAAATAATTGTACTTATACTATATCATACGACCCGGGAGTTCAGGGATTCCCATCGTTTTATTCATACCAACCTGATTATATGATGGGGATGAATAGTTATTTCTATACGTTTAAAAATGGAAATCTTTATCGTCATAACACCAATGAAACAAGGAATCAATACTATGGAGTAAACTACCCTAGTAAATTACAATCTGTATTTAATCAGCAGCCTTTAGAAAATAAATTATTTAAAACCTTAAATTTAGAGGGAGATGATAGTTGGTCAGCAGTTCTAACAAGTGACCAACAAGATACAGGGTTTATTGATGCTGATTGGTTTGAGTTAAAGGAGGGAGCATATTATGCATTTGTTAGAAACTCAGGACAGTCATCCAACTCACCTGCTAATATTAATCAATATGCTTTACGCTCATTAAATGGAATTGGTTCTTCTCAAGACATAACTGTAGCGGGTACCGAGACTACTGTTTCTTTTACTACAGGAGTTTATTTAGGAAACATTATTTCTGTAGGAGATATGGTTTACTTTGGTGCTCCAAATCCACAATTATTAGGTAGCGTTATCTCTATAGATGTTAACCTTCCTGCAGGAATAAACAATATTGTAATAGATAATACTGTAGGTGGAGCACAACCCGCACCATCAACAACTGAGTATATATTATATATTAAAAACTCTGTTGCAGAATCTCACGGTATTTTAGGACATTAATACAAGTAAAATAGAGTTATTTTCAGTTGAGTCTGAAGTAATGAAATCATTCCCTTAAAATTAGTATCTTTGCTACAATATGGATGAAGTTCAAATAGTACAGTCTAATCCTGAATCTGTTTTGGAAACTATAAGTCAAAACAGAGGTGTATTATGGGAAAAGATAAATGAATTTAAGGGACAATTGCTTTCGATTGAAGAAACCGTAAAGCATCATACTCCTGAGATGCAAGAGGCTATGCCACTAAAACACCATATAAAAGATGGTATTTATACTAGAGAAATATTTATGCCAAAGGGGATGTTGGTTTTAAGCTTTATACATAAGGTGAATCATCCATCATTTTTTTTAAGTGGTGAGATGTCAATACTAACAGACAAGGCAGAAGTAAAAAGAATTAAAGCACCTATGGTGGTGCAAACAGAAATAGGCACACAGAGAGTCGCATATATGCACGAAGATTGCGTATGGGTCTGTACATATAGAACAGATGCCAAGACGGTAGAGGAAGCTGAAAAAGAATTATTTACCGAAGACTTTAACGAGTTGCCTGAATATGTAATAAAACAAAAAAAGAAATTATGTCAGCAGCAATAGCAGGATTAGCGATAGGAGCCGTTTCAACAGGTTTGTCGTTTGCTCAAGCAGGGCAACAGAAAAAGCTTCAAGCAAGAGCGGAAGCAGAAGCTGATGCAGCAATGGAAGCAGCAAGAGGAAAACTAGAGGTTAACTTCGCAGAACAAATGTCTATTAAAAAAGAAGCTTACGAACTAGAAAGGGAAGCTAATTTATCAGCAGGTGCTCAAGCTTTAGAAGCGGGAGTAGAAAGCGATAGAGGTGGTGCTGCTACCGCAGGAAGAGTTCTAGCCGCTCAACAACAAGGTCAAGCACAAACTCGTGCAGCAATGGGAGATGAACTAACTAATATTGAAGCCGCCATTGTAGAAGAAGATTCAAGACTTAGAGATTTAGATGTGGCTTTAGATTTAGAAGAAGTTGCGGGTAACCAACAAAAAGCAGCAGATGCTCAAAGAGCGGCTCAAGCTGCAACAAATCAAGGGATACAGGGTGCAATTTCTACCGTAGGTCAAGCAGTATCTATGGTTCCTTTATACAAGCAGAATTTGGCTGCACAAAAATCAGGACTTGCGGGTGCTCAAGCAGCAGGACAATTTGACGGTCAGACTGTAAAGGGTCCTGACAAAAATACTTTTTTTAACAAGGGACAACAAAAGTACACAGGTCAAGATATAGGTAAGATTGATTTCAACGCTATGAGCAATAGAGATTTAAGACAGTTCAAAAGAGCGGTTGGAAATGATGGTAGTTTATTTGGCAATAAAGCCTACACAGGTGCGTATAATGAATATATGACAGGACAAAGTTCTTTAGATTTCTTTAATTACCTTCCTCAAAATAATTAAAAAACAATATGGCAACAGCATATAAATACGTTGAAAGAAAAGCAGAGGACAATATAAATTGGGCAGAGGTAGGCTCCAATTTAACTAATACTCTTAAAGAAGAAAATAGAATTCGTGAGGAGAAAAAAGGTGCGATTGATGCAGCTACTCGTGAAATGCAAAAGGTATTAAATAATATACCTCTTGGAGAAAATACTCTATTAAATGAATTTGCTTTAAATGCCGGTGCTGATTTACAAGAGGTTATGCTTATGAACGAGACCCTTTTAAAGTCAGGACAATTAGACCCAAGACAATATACTATTACTAGACAAAACCTAGTTGACGGAACTGACCAAGCTTTTAGTTTGTTTGAAAATTATAATGCTGAGTACAAAAGAAAAATGGCTATGAATAACTCCCAACTTCCTGTTGGAGAACAAGCTTCAGAAATACAGAATTGGTCTATGGGATTAGTTGAAGGCTTTGGAAATTTCGAAGACAGTAAACTTATAATTAATCCTAATACAGGGATTATGTCTATGGCTAAAATGATACCTGACCCTAACAATCCAAATGGTCCAAGAATACCTGACAAAAATAACCTAATGACTGTTCAAAACTTAGAGAACAGAATTAAAGGAACTTATACCAAGTTTGATGTAATAGGTACAGTTGATGAATATGCCAAAACATTAGGTGTAGATAAAGAAGTTCAACGAAAAATGGGTGGATATAGAGCCAATGGTTTAGTAACCGAGGTTACAGATATTACAAAGAGAAAAGGCTTTGGTTCATTAGCAGACCTAACTGATAAACAAATTGCAGAAATTGCCAAAGAAGCAGGTATCAAACCTGAAGATGTAAAGGTTATGTCTATGTATGAAAAAGCAGAGGACAGTTTTGTTAAGAGTCAATTAGGTATTGGAGATAATTCTGCAGCATCAGTGCTTGTAGATTTCTTGCAAGGTGATGGATATACTCCAACAATGGACCCTACAGAGGCAGCAGCAGACCCTAAGAAAGTATTGATGAAAAACAACAACGGTAAGCTTGAAGCAGAACTTACTGATGAGCAACAGGCTAGAGCGGAAGAGGCAATGAAAATTCAGCTTCGTATGCAATTAGATAAAACAGAAGAATATAAAGCTGCACCTAAGGATTACAATGCTCCTACATATGCACCTGCAGATGTTAGAAAAGAAAAGAGAGATGATGAAGCTAAAGAAAATATTCAAAGAACTTGGAACTCTATTAAAGGTCAAACGGCTAAAGAAAGAGTTGCTTCTTTTGAATCTTTAATTGGTACCGAAGAAGGTAAAGCGGCAGGATTGATTGGTGTTAACCCATCAACTGATGGATTGTCTATAGAGTTTGTATATACTGACCCTGTTAAAAATAGAAGAATTGATTTCACTAAGGATATTAGTGATGAAGATTGGGCAATACTAGGTAATGAGATTACAGGTCTTGATGACCCTAAAAAAGCATTAAGTGCAGGAGGATTTGTTAAAGATGATAAGGGTAAGAGTAAGCCTCTTAACTTAGACTTCGGAGATTCAGGAGCAAACAGACAAGGTAACCAAGGAAGATTTGACTCAGAGGTGAGTACATTTATTAAAGCAGGATTCCCTAAAGC